GCCGTTCTCCTTCGGATGCGATGCGCCGTCTGTGGAACCGGCCCCCCGCAACGGCGCGGAACGGGGGGCCGGGGTCTATGCTCGCTCGTAAGGCGAGGGGTCCGGGAACATGTCCCGGATGAACTGAGTGTGCGGGCGCTCCCACGTCCACGGGTCGGACGATCGGAACGGCAGGTCAGAGGTGACGGACGGGAAGAATCTACTAAGCTTGACGTCGCGGACCTTCCGGCCGCCGATTTTCCACATGTTGCCGTACATCGTTCGCGTGTCCGTAGCCTCGACGGTGCGTCTCCGCAACTGGTCGGAGACGTCTAGGGTCTCCAACAACCGGTACTTGTTATAGACGAACGGAGTGTGCAGCGAATAAGACACCGGGTCAGCAATGCCGAAATGCTTCCCCAGCACGCGCCGGGACTCTTCCATACCCTGTTGGTACTTCGAGAAGTATTTGACACGCTGTCGAACGTCCGCCAAGACTTCGGTGATCTTCCCTCGGTGGTACGTGGGGATCTCGGGCACCGGGCGAGTAATGAAAAAGTCGTCATTCATCAGGATGAAATCTGCGGAGACGTCGCCTTCCGCGCACGCCCTCCGGAGGTTCGCCACGGCGCTCCGCCACTTGACGGGGTGCCGGGGGACCGGCAGATAGTGAACCGAAGACGACAGAAACGGGGGCCGCTCGCCGACGACAAACACCCGATCGTGCGGGAGATTCTGGAGAGACCGGAGGGACCACCGGAGCCAAGTGCGGTCACCGGGACCCAGGATGTAAACAATGTCCATTACGCGCCGTTCGTAGGGACCGGCGGATCCGCGAGCTCGTAACTCCGGATCCGCCAGTCGGTTGCTTAGCTAGCGGTCGACCACGACGGGTTGAACCAGAATTTTTCCATCGGGCCAGTCACGCCGCCGCCCAGGTCAGCCGCGTACGCGGCGATGGTCAGCGCGTAACCGACAGCCTCCGAGCTGGCGTACGTGATCTCGCCTCGCTCGACGACCTCGGCCGACGGCATGTAGATGCGCTCCAGCCGGTCGCCGTCAACGACGTCGATGCAGATCGCGCGGACGTCGGAAGTCGGAGCCTTGACCTTCATCGAGAACTCTCCACCGGGCACCTCGACCATAGCCGAGCCCTTGTGGTACAGCTCGATCACGGCCGGGCTGGACTGGATCACGGAGAACTCGAACCGAGCCTCCGAGGCAGTCGTGACGTTCCGGACGGTCGCGGCATTCTGCCACGCGGGGATGGCCTCCGAGTCTTCCTCGTACGACTCGGTGATACCGTCCTCGTGGACGTAGCCCAGGCCAACCCACTCCGGGGCCAAGGCGGCCGAAGCGCTGGTAGGGGCGGTGGTGCCGACCGGCGCGACGAAGATCTCACCGGAGATAGCAACCCGCACTTCATTGGCGTCGAGAGCCATGTTATTCCTCCTTGATGCGGGTAGCGATCTCAACGGAGAACCACACCCGTGGTGTTTCGGGCTGCCCCGGCGTCTGATCATCAGACTGGGCAAGACCCATAAACTCGGTGACGCTGTACACGGGAGCCGACAACAGTTGCGACCGCCGAAGACCCATGATCACGTCTCGTACTTGAAACGCCGTTTCCCACATGTCGTCCTCATCCGTCGACCACACGAACACATCTACGAGTGCCCGATCGATGGGGAGGTTCGGTTCTGCGGGGCCGCCGATCCTCCGGACTTGTACGAACTTGTCAGGACGCGGATTGGGGACCCGACTGACGGCCCGCACGCCAGTAGCGTCGGCCAGGATCGGGATCAGCTCCTTCGTGATGTTTACGAATCGCTTCATCCCCGGGCCGCCCTAGTTGCTTTACCAAGCGGCCGGTGCTTAGATTCCAGGTGCCCGCCCATCGGGTGTCGACTGGACACCCACGCGAACGCACGGCCTCGGCCAACCTTCGAATGCACGAAGTACTCGATGGGCCCAGACTCGTGCTTAGGGTCGTTGGCGGCGGCTGTAGCCGCGATCCGCTTGGCGATGCGCTCACACATGTTCTGAACAGACTTACGCTTGAGCAAGGCGTCCATGCCGCCGTGATCGAGCTCGATCCTGACATTCTTAGCCATCGACCCTCCTCAGCGTAGCCTCCGTGTGGTGGAACCCCGACAGCGTGTACGCCGCCTCGCCGGGGCCGTCCAGCTCCATGAGCATCGGACCTCCGGGAGCCTCCAGCCACAAGAACCGCTCGATGCCGGTGAACAGGTCGGCCGGTGAAGTCGTGATCAGCAGGAACCCGGCGGCGACCGCTCGGCGTCCGTCGGTCACCTCGGTGTTGCGTGTATTCTGCTGGACCCAGCACGGGATGCGGGTGACGGTGGCAGACTCCCAGTCCGACACCGTGTTGCCGTATCCATCCTCGGCGAGGCCGGGACGGATAACGTCCCCCGAGTGCGGAAGGTACCCGATCATGGCTACCCCGCTTCGTAGGGGACCCAGTCCCCACCATCGGTGACCGGCAGGTAGACGGTGTTGCCGTAGTGGTCCGGCAGGTTGGACTCCATCTTGACGGACGAGATCCCGGACCCGCCCCGGATCGCCCGAAGCATCGCCTTCTCCTGTTTCGTCAGGTAGATGCCACCGCCCCCGCCGCTGGCAATCTGGTAACTGTACTGGCCTACCTGTTCACCGGTCACGCCACGGGGGTTGACAATCGCCCGCTCGGCCGCGTCGATGACTACGGTCACGACCTCATCGGGGATGTCCTCGACTAGCTCCCCTTCCTCATCGACGTAGTCGAGCCCGACGAAAGATCGGACCCGGGTCGACGCGCTGCGGAGCTTAGCCAGCGCCACGGCGGGGTCTGTGTACGGTACCGTCAGGTCATCAAGACCTGCTAGCGGTGGAAGCATCGGACCCCCCTTTAGTGGTTGTCGGCGTACGCCTGCCGGATGTGTGCGGGGATCTTCCCCCGGTCGGAGACCGTCAGGCCGTAGGCGGCAGCCCACTCCCGGATCTCCTGCGGCGTCGGCTCGGCTTCCGGCTCGGCGGTCGCCGGAGCGGGCTCGGTGGCCCGCTCCGGCGACTCGACGATTTCGGCAGCGCCACTCCGGGTCAGGAGCCGCGCCTGCGAAGCCGAGACGGTCCGCTCATCACCTACGCGGGTGTTAGCCAGCGGCAGGCGGAAACGAACCGTCACGCTCACGGGGAGGTCAGCTCCTCTAGGGTGATCTTCGCGGCGCGCACGAAGATGGCGCCCGTGGTGCCGTCCGGGTTCGGGGTCTCGTCGGGGGTGAACCGACCGTCGGCGTCCAGGGTGCCCTGGTCGGTAACGGTGCCGAAGCCCACGTAGGTCGAGACGATCGACCGGTCAGTGACGTTCAGCGCGTCGTAGTCGCACAGCCAACGCAGGGCGAGGCCCTCGCGGCTGATCGACTGGCCGAACGCGGCGCCACGCGGGACCACCGGAGCGCGGGTCGCCATAGCGAACGCGGTGCGGTGGAACAGGATGGCGGTGTCGACCGGTAGGTTCGGTTCGGAGACCACGGTCATGCCGTAGATGGAACCGATCTCGGCCCGACGCAGCGCGTTCGAGTCGCCCGCGTCGGCCGCCTTCAGCAGCTTGTCGGACGACAGCAGCACCGACTCGATCTCGGAACCGACGGCCAGCACCCGCTCGGAGGCGGGGACGTTGGCCAGGTTCAGGGCCTTGCGAGCGTCCAGCAGGGCGGGGAGGGGGTTCTCCCGAGACATGGTGAACTCGTGCTCGTAGTCGGCGCCCGTCATGGTGGCGACGGCCAGGTCAGTGACCTCGCTGGCGACGGCGTCAGTCTGGGGCTCCAGCACCTCGCGGCCGAAGTCGACGATGTCTAGGGTCAGTTCCTCGTCAGTGACGTTGATGCCCTTGTACACGTCGGTGGTCAGCGCGAAGCTGATCTTACGCTGAGACAGCGAGTCCATGGTCAGGGGGCCGCTCGAGCGCAGAGCCCGGGTCCGCGCGCTACCAGCGTAGGCAGGCAGGCGCAGGGTGACAGCATCGCCGACACCTAGCGGGCCCGATTCTAGGGCGGAGTTCCGCCACATGTAGTTGGTGACCCCAAGCTGGGGGACCAGCAGACCGAACGCCGCGTTAACCACGGTGTTGGCCTTGACGTAGACGTTAGCCATGTGGCTAACTCCTTTCGGTTAGCGGCGGTTGCCTCGGATGGCGGCCGCGATCTTGTAGGGGTCGGTTTCAGTGTCATCACTGGGGTCCGA